CACGCTGTCGCTCACCGCGTTAAACGTGACGTCATAGGCAGACAGCGTGTTTTGATTGCCGAGTGCGACGCGCGTGCCCGATTGAATCTCAAAGGTGAGCGCTGGCAGCGTCGAAGTTTGCAATCGTGTTCCGTAGTACACGCGACGCCCCGCGGTCGTTTGCGACTCGAGCGTGGCCACGATATCGCTGATGAGTGAAGTGGCGCTCATGCGATTTCGGTGCAGTCGATGACCGCTACCCTCCGACGTTGATCCATGTCGCGGATGCCGTTAATGCGAAGCACTTTCGTGCCGTACTGCAAGCGATCGATCGCGGTGACGGTCAAGCGTGCGATGTTCGGCCAACGCGTGCGAATTTCATACGCGCCAACTACCGCGACTCCGTCGCCGTATGACGTTTCAACCGGCGAAGATTCGCGCACGTCGCAAACGATTGTGCCGACGTTGGTGAACGTCGTAGCGCGGCGGCCGAGCGAGTCGGGGGTATTGCTCGACGCGCGAAGCACAAGCAAGCGAAAGCGCGTGAGACCGGATGAGATCATCGGAACGGCCCCCGCACTCGCAAGTGTTCAAGCATGAACTGAGCGCCGAGCGGCACCACCGACAGCGCGACGGGCTGCGCGGCTTCTGGGTTGTTGTAGTACAAGCCAACCAAAGACACGATGGCTTGCACCACCTCGTTTGGTTCGCTCGAGTAGCCGCCGACGTACGTGACGGTCGCGAGCGTTCCTTCTTTGGTCGCAGGCTCGTCAAGGAATTCAAGCGCTGCGAGATCCTGCGACAAGTCCACCCAGTAATCGGTGCCACTCGTCATCGTCACCGTCGAGCCGCCCGTGCTCGTGTACGTCACCGACGTGAGCGATACGTACGGCTGCACCGCAAACACAGTGCGCTTCCATTCTCGCAAGTACATCGTGCGCGACGCCTGAGTAAGCGCCAGGCCCGTGTAGCGCTCAACCCACGACGTAGCGACACCGATGAGCCGGGTCAGCTCGGTGTCATCGTCGCTGTAGTCGATCTTCAGCGCCGCTTTAACGGTTGCGAGTGTTACTGCCATAAACCCGCGCCGGGGGTTTCCCCCCAACGCGAGCAAGGTAAGAGAAAGCGCTTCGGGAACTGCTGCTATCAGGCGGTGATAGCAGCGAACGCAGCAGCGTTCATGATTCTTGAATCTGTGCGCGCGTACGTGTACAGCGTCACCAAGTGATTGACTGCCGCGCTGTACGGATCGACGAGCGACGTCATGCCAGTGCGGTCGAAAATCTCGAAGTAGTTGAAATCGCCGACAACGGCAAACACGTTCTCATCCGTGTTTGCGGTTGGCACGTACTGGCCGATCGAGTACGGAACGCCGTAGAGCAGGCCCGGAGCGCCGCCGACCATCGTTCCGGCGTTCGACTGCGCTTGAGTCCAAATGTATTCCGTCGAACCGCTTGTCACGACGCTGTTCTTCAACTTGCGAGCGACGCGGAGGAACGTGTCAGAGAAGAGCCAACGGAACCGAGGCGAATTGCGGTACTGCGGCGCGACAAGGTGCACGGTGTCGATGACGTTGTCGGCGGTCACAGTTGTGACGGCGCCACCAATGTCAGTCTGCTGCGAGAGCGCGGAAATCTTGGTGTTTGCCGATGATCCCGCGATGCCTTCCGGTTGGCTCGATCCGGTTCCGATGGTGTACGCCTCTTCCATCTTGAGCGCGAGTGAAAGGCCGATGCGCGAGGCAACCCAGTCGAGGCCGCTGCCGATACCGCCTTGCCCGATTGCATCTTCGATGAACTCTTGGCTCATCTGCGTTGCACAGACGTACTTGTATGGGGTCACGCTAATCGCAGTGCCAAAAGTCGGATCCGATGGCGTGATCGTTGCAAGTGTAGTAGTGGATTCCGCCACGAGCGCCGAGGTTGGCAGCGCACCTTCAACAGTGATGGTGCGCTTCGAGTCGATCGAAGACACTGGGCAGATCGAGCGCAGCACGTTCGCTTGGTACATCTTCTCAACAATGCGGCGTTCCATGTCAGTCGGAATGCCAGCGCCCGATGTGTTGGTTGCGAGGCTACGCATTTCCGCAGCATCGCCACGAGCGACGGCCGACAGCCACCGCTTGGCGTACTCAGGGCTCGCAAGGTCGTGCTTCACGTCGGCACGTGCGACCACGCCGCGGAACTGCGGTTGCGAGCGCTCTTCCTCGAGTTGCTTGAGGCGCTCTTGTGCTGCGCGAAGCGCGATGCGGTCTTGGTTCATGCGCTCGACGGCGTCGAGGTCAGCATCGATACGCGCGATCTTTTCACGCTCTTCGCCGCTGCCGCGGATCTCAACGTGATGCGTCTTCGCACCAGTGCGAGCGGCGAACGAGTCAAGGGTCTTGCGGTACTCGTGGACGGTGTTCTCAATGTTGTTCAGTTCGTCAGACATGTTGCATCCTGTGCTTGTGAATCTCGAGCCGCAGCGCCGCGGCTTCAATGGCAGCCGCGGAAACACTCCGCAGGCTCGATGAGGTCTTGTCGCCGTACGCGGCATCGACAACCACGCTGAGCTCGACGAGTCGAGCCGCGGTAACGGTGCGTTCGGTGCGTCGCGGGTTCCATTCGTCGCGATCGACGTAGAAACCAAACGACATCTCTCCGCTCAGGTCGCCGCGCTCGAGCATCGCGCGAACGTCGTTGCCAACGCTGGTCTCAGCGAGATCCGCGGTGAAGCGCAGTCCGCTCGCGGTGTCGTTCAGCGTGAGCGTGCCGCTACGCGTGCGAGCGAGCAACGCGCTTGCGTTGTGGTTGAAGAGCAGTTTGATGTCGGCGCCGGCGAGGTCGCCGAATGCGCCGCGAGTAATTCGCTCACGGAACTGCGGGTTGAACGGCTCGCTAATCTCACGCGACCACTTGCCGTAGGGGATGGCGAGGCCCGACAGCGTTCGGCCGGCTGGTGCGCCGATGGTGACGCTGCGACGTTCAAGCGAAGTCATCGATATCCCCTGCGCTCGTGTCGCTTCCGAGGTTGGTAGTGCCGCCGCCGGTGCCCATGTTCTTCGCGATGATGGGCTCGTCGAGCCCGTCGAGCGGCGCAAGGTTCAGGTACTCACGCGCTTCGTTGCGCGTAATCACGCCGGACTCTACGCCAGTGCGCAGCGCCGCCATTTGCTCGGCGAGCGACGGGCGCGAGATCATGTCAGCGTCAAACGTCGCCGAGCCGAACGGCGCGAGTTTCGCAACGATCTCGGCCGCCCACGTGCTGAACCAGTGCTGCAAACACGCGTCAACGTACATGCGGCTCAGCCATTCCATCGATCCGTACGCGTTTGCACTGTGCTCGGAGAGATAGGAAGTCGGAACGCCGTAGATGCGCGATACGTCCTCGACGCTGTAACGACGCGCGGCCGAGATTCCGGAATCGTCAAGCGTACTGCTGATGCGCTCGACCTTCATACCCTCGGCGAGCACGAGCGGCTTGCCCGCGTTTGCGGCGCCCGCGTGGTGCCTCATGTAGTCCTCAACAACCATCTGTCGCGCGGGTGCTCCCATCGGGCCCTGCGCGACGATGGCAATCTTGGGATTGCCGGCGTTCTTCATCACTTCGAGCTGCGCCTGTTCTTGCGATGCAAGAACTTGAAGCGACGTGCGGCAAAGTCGCACTGGTGATTCGCCCCACAATCCGTCGAGCCCGACGGCACGTAGGTGCAGCATCGAGGACATCGGAACATCGCCGTACAACCGCGTCTTATAGACGGGCTCGGGCTTGGTGAGATCGAGCGACACGCTTTCGATGTCGAGCGGCAACAACTCGAGCAATTCGCCGCCGAGCGTGCGGTTGATGACGGCAAACGCGTTGCCGTATAGGAGCGCTTGCATCGTGAGCGAGCGCCGAAACTCAAAGCCATTCTGCCAGCGGTTCGGTTGCTGCAACAACGCGTTTGCTGTGCGCTCGCTTACGTCGAGCGGCACGCGTGCGACGTCGTTGGCGATGAGGGATGCCGCGCGGTATACAGGCGTGTACGCCAGCGCCGTACCCGGCGTGATCGTTGGCATACCCACCGAGTCGAAACTCGTGGGAAGGAGAACGCCGTGCGTTCCCCAGTGGCCTAGCCATCGTTGCAACAGTCCGCGCAGCATGGGCGTATTTGGTGGGCTGCGATTGCGCGGGATTGCACCTAAACGCTATTGTTTGAAATATTCTTCGGCTTCCTCGTCGTATACCGATCGCTTCGCGCCACCCCATACATGCGTCGCAATGATGGACGCCACGAGCGGATCAATGGCGCAGAATTCCCGCGACTTAATCGGCCGGATGTTTCCGTTTTGATCGCGCTTAGCGTGTGCGTCGGCGCACGCGCGGCGCAGGATCGGATCATCGCCGATGACCAGGCGCGAGCCCGCCCATAGGTTTTGGAAGAGGTTGCAGCCTGGCCCGAACGTGGCGATCCCCATTCGGTACACGACGAGCGGCACACCGTCGGCTTGCAGTTGCTCGGCGAGATACTTTGAGCCCCACGCGTCGTAGCCGACGGCCTTCACGTCAAACTCGTCGCGCAGGGCGAGGATTTGCGCCCGCACCGAGTCGTAGTCAATCTCGCGCCCTGGCGTAAGCGTGATTTTTCCATCAGACGCCCACGCGCGGATTGGGTATCGGTAGTCAAGTTCGCGCTGTGCGACGTCGGCCCTTGGCCACCAGTAGTGACCGCGCAGGGCCACGCGGCCATTGTCGAGCGGCACGGCCACGACCATTGCGGTCATGTCGAGCGACTTGGAGAGATCGAGGCCCACCCACGCGGGCTTTCCTTTGAGGGCTTCCCAATCAATGCGTTGCCCGCCCGGCCACAGCGACATATCGAGCCATCCGCCCGTGTTCTCGTCACACCTGGCCGCGTGGTACCTGGCGAATTCGCCGCGCCCCATCGCGCTGCGTTTCATCGTGTTCCACGATCGCTTCAGGCTCACCAGGTCGGGTTGGCCATGCTCGAGGCCCGGGTTGGCCTTTACCCAGGTCGATTCATCCTCGAGCGGGTCGGTTGGGTCTAGACCGTACAGCATGGGCAGCACGGTGTCATCCTCGAGCTCACCGCTCAGGATGGCTTCACCCTGCTTGACCAGTTCTGCGTAGTGGTTCTCAGGGTTGCTGCCTGGCGTGGTGATGATCACGCCGGTGGATTCGCGGCGCTTTGCGCCCGTGGTGAGAAGCTTCGTGAGAAAGCGGCCTTTGAATTCGGCCGCCTCATCGGCGATCCACAACGATGGATTCAAGCCGTCAAGCGAGCGCTCGAGCGCTGGCAGTGCGGTCATCTGACAGTCTTGCTCGATCCGCAGCACGGCATGTGCTCGGGCGATGA